GGGGGTGTTGCAGCCGTGCAGCCTGAGCATTCCACCATCATCATGGGTTAATCACTGGGGCTTCGGCCCCTTTGTTTTCAGGAGGCCCAATGGCCGGATTAACCAAAGAGCAGCGCGCGCAGCGTGAAGCGGAAAAGCTTGCAGCTCAGCAGGGTATTGAGCTGGTGGTCATGGTACGTGACACCCCAGAATTCCCTGGCGGCCCGCTGCGCGCAGATGTTCATCATGATGAAGGGGATAACTGGCTGGCGCTGGACTGGCGTCGGGAGGAATACCCATGCTGGTTGCCGATCCCAACTCTCCAGACTTCAACAGCTACGCCAGCGTGTCAGACCTGCGGGCATTTGCCGCCGGGCGCGGATATAACATTCCTGCAGATGATGGTGAGTGCGGCCAGATGCTGATGCAGGCAATGGACTTTCTGGAAGGGAAGGCCTGGCGAGGCCAGCGTTCCAGCGCATCACAGCCTCTATCCTGGCCGCGTTCCGGCGTGCGCTTCGATGGTGTTGGCCTGCCGAATGATGCGATTCCACAGCGCCTGATTGATGCTCAATGCCGCCTGGCTATTGAGGCGCAGGAGATTGACCTCACCCCGTCGGTCGCTGGCGGTGGGGCGGTGACGATGGAGCGCGTCGAGGGTGCGGTAACAGTCCAGTATGAGCCGGGAACGAATAAAGCTTCTCCGTCTTTCCCATGGTTCTATACCGCACTGCGCGGGCTTGTAGTGGGCGGCAACCAGGTCCGGGTCGAAAGGGGGTAGCATGGCAATCGACTATCGCCGCATGCGCGCTACGGCAACGCGGCTCCTGAAGGATAACGGCAAATCCTACCAACTGACCCGAGGCGGTACCACCTCCCGCGATCAGTATGGGAAAGAGATTACCACCGAGCCTGTTATCGCGACCGTTACCGGCGTTATCACTGAATACTCCTCTCGTGAAATCGACGGCTCTCTGATTGCTACAGGCGATAAGAAGCTGGCGGCCACGTATGAAACTGAGGTGCGCATCGGTGACATCATTGATATCGACGGCCAAAAGTGGCGCGTGGTACAGCCGAACCCGGTTAAGCCGGCAGACGTGTTGATCTCCTATAACATCCAGCTAAGGACCTGATATGACCAGCTCCGTAAATCAGCCGTTCCTGGCTGCTATTCAGTTGTTCGTTGATGGCTCAAAGCAGGAGATTGACGAGGCGGTGCGCCGGACGGGTATCAAAATCCTGGGTAGGTTGGTGGAGATGTCACCGGTCGGGCAGCCGGAGACCTGGCAAGTGAACCAAACGGCCTCTGCTTATAACACTGCAGTGCGTGAACATAATGCTGCCCTTCGCGATGATCCTGCCAACCTGACCAAATCGGGACGACTAAAGCGCGGTTTGCGTGTAAACGACTCGATGGACATCAAAAAGCCTGAGGGTTATGTCGGTGGTCGGTTCAAGAACAACTGGTATGTCGGGTTCGATAGCCAGCCAACGGAGACGAACGATACCCCGGACGCTTCGGGGCAGGGTTCAAACTCCCGCGGTCTGGCAGTGCTCGAGGTGTTCCGGGTAGGGCAGGTCAGCTCGATTTACTTCACCAATAACCTGCCATATGCGGCAGCGCTGGAGAATGGGCACTCCGGTCAGGCTCCCGGCGGCATGGTGGGCATCACGGCGCTGGACGCCGCGCAGCTGTTCCGTCAGGCAATGAGCGAGGTGCGCAATGGCCGGTGACCAGTCAATGCGGATCGCTGACCTGCTGGAAGGTCGCGTCGCGGTTATCTGCTCCTCGCTCGGGCTGCCGGTGGCCTGGCCGAACATCGTATTTGATCCACCGGATGCGCCATACGCCCGTGTTTATGTTTTACCTGCACAAACTGTAGGTCAGGACATAGAAGGTCTGATGCGTACCTATCAGGGGATCTTGCAGGTAAACATCATTACTCCCGCAGGCTCAGGCGTGAGCCAGGCAAGAGGGCTGGCCCAGTCGGTGGCAGATGCATTCCCTGAAGGACTGCCGCTGGTGGACGGTGATCTGACGGTTTACATCAACGGGCCGCCGCAGGTGAGACAACCCATCCAGGACCGGCCAACCTCGGCGCCCAACGGGTCCAGTGGCTCCATAACCTACACCATTCCCGTCAGCATGCAGTATCGCGCTGACTACTGACCCGCCAGAAGGCGGGTTTTTTATTACCTAAATTCAGGAGAGTGCTATGGCATTCGCAATCCCTAACGGCTCGCGTGTGAACGTGGCCAAGGCCTATCAAGCCCCGATCACCTTTACCGCAGCCTCTAACGCGACGGAATGCGAACTGACCGTTGCATCGGCCTCCGGCATTCTGGCTGGTGACGTAGTTCAGGTGAGTTCCGGCTGGTTAAAGCTCGATAACATGGTGCTGCGCGTAAAATCGGTGACCAGTAATAAAATCGTGCTGGAAGCATTCGATACTACCGACACCACCAAATTCCCGGCAGGCACTGGCGCGGGCACGCTGCGCAAAATCGACTCATGGATCACCATGCCTCAGGTGATGACACTATCAACTGAAGGCGGTGACCAGCAGACCATCAGCGTGCAGTTCCTGGAAGATGACAAAGCGCGAACCATCCCAACATTTAAAAACGCGGTGGTTCAGGTTTACACCTTTGCGCATGACCCTCAACTGGCGATCTACAAACGCCTCATTGACCTGGATGACTCCAGCGATACAACGGCGGTCTGGTTCCATAACCCACGCGGCAAAGCCGATCGTTTCTACTCAGCCAAAGTATCGTTCCAGCGCGTACCGCGCACGGAAATCAACGCCGTGGAAAGTAACGAGGCGCGCATGAACTTCGAATCGGACATGCAGATTTACCCGATCGCCGATTCATCCGTGACGCCGCTGGCGTTCCTGACCGACCTGCCGGCCACCAAGTCCGTTGCCACAGGCGCAGCGCTGGATCTGGCAGTGGTAATGAAGGGCGGCTCAGCACCTTACACCTACGTTTGGAAGAAAGGCAGCACCGCTATTCCGGGCAAAACCGCCTCGACGTTCAACATTCCATCTGTGGTATCCGGTGATGCTGGCGTTTACACCTGTGAAGTCACCGACGCCGCGGGCAAAACCATCACCTCTACTGCGTGTACTGTCACGGTCAGCTAACCAATCAGGCCCGGTAAGCCGGGCTTTTTTTTGGAGTAACCCATGAGCGGAACAATTGAGATTAGTGAGGTTGGGATGACAGTCAATATGGCTGGTGGCGGGAAAATAGTTATCGGCAATTGGGGTGATGGCCCAGTAAATACAATAACCGCTCGGCCACCCCTTACCCCGGAAGAGGGGCTTTACGGTCACGGGCTATGTCTCCTGCCTGATGGATGGGAAGATCTAAGCGGTGATGGACACTGGCAACATCACCTCACTAAATCTTTGCGTCATCTTTGGCCGTCGTTCAGCAGGGAACAGAAGATGGCTATCGCTTACTCCATCAGCGAACTGTCAGATGAGCTGACGAACACCGCATACGAAGGCTCCAGGTAAAAACACATCTGCGCATCGCACGCGCACATCGAAGAAAGTCTTTCAGCTGTGAGCCTGGGCAAACCGTTAACTTTCGGCGGATTTGCCGTGCGACAGGCTCACGTCTAAAAGGAAAATTAAAATGTCAGAACCTTCAATCGTCCCTTACGTAAAAACCACTCCCAAACCTTTTGGTGTGGACGTCGAATGGAAATGGCCGGGTGGCTGCGCGGTGCTAGAACTGCAATGCCTTCATGAAGATGGCCGACTTATGAAAGAACGCATCTTCTGGCCAGCTACCGTATGCCTTATTTCCGGCCTCAAAGCTGGTGAGAGATTGCAGGTGCGCCTGCGTCCAATTGCAGAAGATGGCTCAGCACGAGATTGGCGAGCCGGTGACTGGATCGAAGGGGTTTCTTCTGTCGATACCGAAGAGATTATTGAGGCGCTGGACGAAGAGATCCGTAACAGCTGCGCACTTCATGGCCTTAAAGGTGGCTGGTTTGTTGATAAAACCGGCAAGGCTTACATCCACGAGGCGCTGATCGGCAATGGCACATTGTCTACGAACTACAGCGTGAAGATGAACGTGGATTATGGTGGCAAACGGTACGCAGCTGGCATGACCCTCGGAGTTGAAGACGGCCAGAGCAAGGTAGAGTTTAAAGCTGATCGCTTTAAGGTACATGAAGCCGCTTCATCCATTATTGAAAACGCCGTGGCATCAGCCACGAAGGCGAAGATTTCTCTCTGTGAAGAAATGGAACAGGCCATCATTGATGCCGTGCGTGAAAGCGATTTGTTCGCAGCCCTCCAGGAAAAGATTGATGCGCAAACAGCGTCAGTAGCTGGCCTGCAACAGGCGATGAACGAAGCGGTCACCAATGCTATTAAAAACGCGCTGAAGCCCGGTGGCCTGCTTTACAACCGTTAACCTCCCATCACGCACTCGAATACTCGGCCCGCTCCGGCGGGTTTTTCATTTTCTAAGGAACCGAAATGACCAAATTTTCTCTGAACCCCAACCCAACTTTTTCTGTGACCGCGAGCATTCCGCGTGCTGGAGCCGAAGACGGCAAGCTGACGTTCACCTTCCGCCATAAGACACTGGAAGAGCTGCGCTCTATGGACGAAAAGCTGCAAAAGGCCGCTGAAGGTAAAAAGGCTGCTATCGAGCCGCAGGCCGACTACCTCATGGACATTGTCGAAGGATGGGCACTGCCGGACGAGTTCAACCGCGAAAACGTTATTGTCCTTCTGCGGAACTATCCACGCGCGTTCGACAGCATCGGTCTGGCATACACCAAAGAGCTGATGGGTATCCGCGAAAAAAACTGAGGCAGGTCGCCGCAGCGTTGTACACGCCGGGACCGACGCTCGCGGAGCTGAGCGCTTTTGGTTTGACGCCTGAGGACGTGGAGGAAGAGGTGGGGATCCTGCCCTCTGTGTGGAAGTCTTTCACCATCTTCTCTGCCCTGGCAACCCAATGGCGCGTCGGCGCGAACGGTGCGACCGGCCTTGATTATAACGTTCTCCCCTGGATGTTCGATTTACACGGGGTTGAGGATGCGGCGACCTGCATGGCTGACCTTCAAATTATGGAAAGCGAGGCTCTCAAAGTAATGCACAAGGAGACGAAATAATGACTGACCAAATCGCCTCGATTACTTTGCGGGCCGATGTATCCGACCTGAAAACAGCCAGCAATGAACTGGATAAACTCGGGCAGGCGGCGGCAGGCGCCGTCGATAAAGCCGATGACCTGACCAGCGTATTTCGCGCTGGTGCGGATTCCGCAAAGAAGGGTAGCGAGGGAC